TAGGACACTGATTATCAATTTCTTCTTGAGATGGTTCATTATAATAAACAGGCCAAAGTGCTCCCCAATGTTGAGGATAATCACTCATAGAATGTTCATAAGATTTATACGCATCAGGATCAAAGCTTTGGGGTTTACCCCACTCAAACCAAGTCCGTGAAATATATTCAAACCAAGTTTGCATCGAATTTCTCCATCATACTCAATAAAGTTGCAAAAGGGATCCATGCAGGTTCTTCATTAGCAAACTGAACTTGAACTTCAGTAATAACTTCTTGAAGATCTTTTCGATAAGTCTCCCTAGTGTTTTTTATATATGAAACTGGATTAGTCATTTAATAATTTTTTCGTTTTTCAAATAATTTAGAGTTTCTTTTAGTCCACCAATATGTTTAAATCCAACATTAACTTGTGGATATTCTGCTTCATTGCCAAACTCAGCAACAAAACCTTTTTGTGTAAAATGATGATTTAATTTATATACTTGAATCTGAAAGTTAAGTGTTTCTAACAGATTCTTAGCGCGTTCACACTCTTGATTGCCGTTTGAATACAAGACAACAGTGCCCATCATTCTTTCTCCGTATATACGATTGAAATTTTTCTTTGTTCTTGACCTTTATAGTCAACCAAAAGAGAGTGATGAACTTCTGCATCAAGGAGTTCAGCAATCTTCTCTACCAAGTTATTTACTATATTCAGTTCGGTTACCTTTTTGCCAGTCATCAATTTGTTCTTGTGTTGGGACAATAATTCTGAAGGCGAGTCCTTCTTCTTCAAACTCACGATTCATTTCCTCATAAGTTTCTGGTGTAATCTTAGTCACGCTGTCTCCAATCGTCAGGTTTATCTCTTTGGAACCAATCTTTAATATCTTCTGCACCATCAAATCCCGTTTTATAATTGGATGGGTCGGGATCACCTAGTCCCATCCTATTCATAAAATCATCAATACTGCCCTCTTCAATATCTTGAGCAGCATGGCGTCTTGCTTTGTTCAACCAATCTCTAGCAGTAGTGTGACGCTTAGCAAGTTTCTCTGCCCAGATCATATCTTCCAGAGGAACTTCTTCTTTATTTGCAATACAAGTACAGATAGACTCAAGACGAAGTCGGTAAGCAGTAGATAGCATATTAGTCTCTTAGTTTTAACTCTAGGTCTTCGAGTTTGTGATACTCGGCATGTGCTCGTTCCTGACGAACACACACAATATCCAGAATGTCCTTGACGATTACTTCATTATCAACATAATCATCCAAATACTTATCGATCGCCTCTTTCAAGTATCGATACCTATGCCATTCTGGACTATACGGTTTGTAAGCCATGATGTATTGGTGTTTTATAACCTGATCATACTACTATTTACCCCTATTGTCAACTCCACATTAGCGAAGTAAATCAATAGCTTTGGGTAAAATTTCATACTCTGCAAGTTGTATTCTTCTTGTAAGAGTCTTTACATCATCATCTTCAAGAATAGGAACTGCTTTCTGTATAATGATAGGTCCACTATCAAGTTCTTCACTTACAAAGTGAACCGTGCAACCAGTTTCACTATCATTTGCTTCCATTGCTTGTTCAATAGCATGGAGACCTTTATATTTTGGCAACAATGATGGATGAACATTGATAATCCTATCAGGAAAGGCATTTATCAATTTTGGTGATACAATTCTCATCCATCCTGCAAGAACTACAAGTTCAACACCCCAAGCTTGAAGTAAACTGATAATCTCAAACTCATTCTTAGATTTTAAGTGACAGTTTGGAATACCAAGTTTATCTGCTCTCTTATGAGCACCACACTTTGATTTGTTGTAGATCATAACTACAACTTCATCGCGTTTACAGGTTCTTACAATGTTCTCAAAGTTAGAACCATTTCCAGAACAAAGTACACCTATCCTCATTGGTGGGGATTATGTAAATGTGCAACATAGTCCATGATTTGACTACGAATTTCCATTAGTTCATAATAACAATGTTGATTGTGAGCACAAGAACGGAGATCACTATCTGGTTTGATGACAGACTCTAGGAACAATGCCTTTGCTCTGTACCACTTTTCACCCTTAGTTTCAACTTCTTGAACCGAGTTCTGATCTTTCATTTTTTCTTACGGCGCTTCTTACCAGCGGAAATTTGTTTCTTTATGTATGTAAGTGCAGAACTATAATTTCTTGCAGTATGCACTACTTTTCCGTTGTTAATAATCGCCAATTTTGCATCACTATTGCCAAATGGAACTGCTGCCCATTGACCATCTTTAGTGACATATCCATCAGGATCACCAACAACGGGACTCAGTAATTTTCGATTTTGAGGTTTATAGAATTTACGATAATCTTCAGGACTTTGACTCATAAGGATGTGCTGGTTTGAACTCACCTTCAGGGAAAGGTTGTGTCTTACTTAGATCCCTACGACCTTGATTCTTGATGACAATAAAAGCATCTTTATTATACTTGCGTGTTCCTTTAGGTGACTGCCACTTCTTATTGTAGACTTCACCAACATCAATGCCAGAGACTTGAGTGCCACCAATTTCAACAGTCACATCATCATAACAATCCCATTCAAGTTGTGAAATAATCTCTTGAAGTTGTTCTACAAGACCTTGATTGCAGACTGCCATTGCTTTACGCTTTGATGTAATTTCAGACATGTTTTCTTCTTTGATTTTCATTTCAATACCTCACATCAGAAGATAGAACTTCTGCACCAGGATTTCTTGCAAGTGCAACGCTTTCAGCGTAATACGGATCGTCAGTATGAACGGTTTCATTGATGATGTAACCGTTTTTTTGAAGTTTTACGATGCAGCGCATGGGTTTTTTGCTGATACAGTTATTATACCCGATTCAGGGTAGGAAGTACAGGGTTTGTGTCGGTTCAATCACTGGCATACTGATAGAGAAAACCATCATCCGTAGTGTAATGAACTTTCTTAACTCCTGCTTCTTTCAATGCGAGAGCGCAAACAGGACAAGGCTTTGCATTTCTTAGTTCTTCACCAGAATGTCCACCTAATCTTGCAACTACAATCGTGTCACATTCACTTCTACACTTTACAAGTGCAGCAATCTCTGCATGAAGATAAATCTTCTCAGGTCTTCCTACACGAACTGCAAATGATGCTTGCAGTGGATGTGATTTTGTTTCAAGATTAGTTGCTGAGACTACAACTTTATTTTTATTGAGAAGAATAGCACCAACCTGCTTCTTGGATGGTGATGATCTTGCGACCTGAAGGACATGCTCATAAATGTTATCAGACAGCATCAGCGGCGCACCACAGAAACAGCAGGTTCACCTTTGTAGAAGACAGTATTCACAACTGCCTGAACGCTCTTAGCAGTGCTGATGCCCACTTTATCGGCAACAGGTACACAAACCAACCCAAAGGTTTTCTCAGCGCCTCCCAGGCGGATTACACGCCCGATTGATTGGGAGATACCAATATAATCCATGTTACGCATGAAAAGAACTGCTTCCAATCCTTTGACATTCATACCTTCAGAAAGGATAGAATGATGCATCACAACAAATCTTTTGTTGTCACGACCCCAAGCGTTCAGCGTGTTGAAGAACTGCTCACGGGTAACTTTCTGCCCGTTGATGATTGCACCAGTTTTACTGGTGATATACATCCAGTTGTAACCACGCTGTTCCAGTTGCATCGTGAAGTCAGATTGAGTGGTAAGTTGCACAATCTGCTTAGTGGATCGTGCAGCAACCAGAATCTTATCCAGTGAATTGTCATCAATGGTATCCAGAAGATTCTGACTATCAGACTGCTTGAAATCACCCTGAGGAAGCTCCTTCACAACAACTTTAGGGGGAAGGATGTAACCTTGCTCAACCAGTTTAGGTGCAGGGACATTGCAGATCACCTGACCATAAACAGCACCATCATTCATCCCAGGTTTGAAGACGGTAACAGAGTGTTTAGGAGTAGCAGTGAAAAAATAGCAGCGATCAGCGTCAGAAGAAAAATGTTCAGTGGCAGGGAAGAAATTACGCTTGACAGAATTGTGCGCTTCATCAAAATAAATTGTATCAACATGAATACCTGACTCTTGAATACGATTCAGAGAGTTGTAGGTAGTAAAGATTAGTTGATTGCGATATGCTTGGCGATGCCAATTAGCAATCAATGCAGGTTTAGTGCTGCTGAAGTGCTCAGTTTCACCACTGTGAACATGATAAACAGCAGCATTAGTGATAACATCCAGAAACTCCTTACAGAGTTGTTCTGCCAGCAGAATACGAGGAGCAACCACAACAATAGTGGTAGATCCCTCACGATCAAACTGTTGCTTTGCATCAGTGATCATGGCAAGAGTTTTACCACCACCAGTAGGAATGATGACCTGACCCTTTTCATACTTCTGCATCGCTGCCAGAGCATCCTGCTGATGGGGGCGAAGTGTGATGGTCAAGTGTTTGTCCTGTTCAGTATGGAGTAATTATAGCAGAAAACCGCCCACGGGGGAACCCCATGGACGGTCTGTGAACTGGATGTCAGTTCTGGAGTGCTACCAGATCACCACGATCAAGGTCTACCAGATGTGGCAATCGATAACCGTAAGACAAGTAAGAACGAATCCGTGTAGCTTCATTCTTACCTAGAATCTTACCAAAGTTTTCAATGTAATCTTCAATCTCATCCATACGCTCACGAATCAGATGCAGAACACCAATCTCATCGTCTACATTGTTTGTATTCACATAGAAGTGAATAGTTGTAGAGATGCCGTTTGCAGCATCTTCAAAGAACTGTGGGAAAAAGTCACGATAAACATGAACTGGACCCATAGCACTTACGAGACGATCAACACTAGAACCACGAACATCAGCAGCAGTGCTTTGAATCTTGATTCCTTTCTTGGAGAAGAAACGAATACCCTCACCACGGGTAAAGTTTGCAAGGAAGGTTTTCTTCTCAGTTGCGTTGTAGATTGCCTTTACAAGGCGTTCTTGAGTATCGGGAGTCTCAAAATCTGCGTACTCTTGTACCCAGTTACGAACTTCAGTCTCAGTTACGCGAGCATCTTCACGCAAAGAGTTTTGTTCGATCACCCACAAAATACCCCGTGCTTTGTAGTCATCGAAGGCGGATGATGTGCCTTCAGGACGAGGTTGATACTTCAACCCAATCTCATTGATGACATCGTTCTTAGAGAATCCCAGTTTGGGGACTACTTTCAGAACAGGAACATAAGGAACTTGATGCTCATCGAACCAACGGAAACGGTGGTTTCCATTCACAGGTTCATCGTCATCTGCAAAGACAAAAGGAGGAAGTTTGTTGATATTCCAACCAGGGGTCAGGTTCTTGTCAACGATGTCATATACATCTTTGTCATTACCCCGAACACGACCCACATTTGCCTGTCCAAGTTTGCGAACAGTATCAACAGCGATAACTGTGCATGATACTACTTCACAAGTTTTGTATTCAAGTGTCTTGATAATCTCTTTATGATACATCTCAGCGAGTTCATAAAGGATGCCAGACTCTCTAAAGTCTTCCCAATCGATAAATCCAGAGGGAATCGTAATTTCATTAAAGATAGTCATTGTCTGCCTTTGGCATTGTGTAATGCGGTTGTTTGGCGATTCGCCCAACCACACATACAATATACACTGATTTTTCTATCCTGTCAACCCCCTGTGCCACTAGAAGAACTGTTCTAAGGATGCCTCACTAGGATCTGTATTGGGTTCTGGTGGTGTATAATCGTCAGGTCTTCTGATCTTACCTAGACCCTGCTCTAAACCCACTTCTTCATCGAAAGAGTAATCATACTCTAAAGCATCAGCACAAACATAGTGTGGATGATCTACAGGAACTCCAAGATTTGCACACAGTTCCTTATGATTATCTTCCATCATTTCTACAGCATATAACATATTGTTTAGAATATGATTTTCACTATGAAACTGTAGTAAACGATTCTTCATTCCAACTAGAAAGTTACCACAACCAGCAGAGTTATCAATAAATGTACTCTCTGGGTCTTTTAGTAATTCAATATCAATCTCATCAATCATCTGCTCAACAAGTTCCATCGGAGTGAAAACTTCTTGAGTTACTTTGATTCTTTCATCGGATCTTTCAATCGTAGATCCAACATCTTGATTATGCTTATTCTTTGCCATCTCTTTCTTCAAGACATCTAATATAAGTTGAAATCAAATCGTTCTTGCCAAAGTGATACCTTCCATTACACTGTGTAGCAGTTGCACGAAACGAATCAGCAAATTCTAGCATATTATTTACAACTTCTGGACATCTAGTTTTCAAAAAATGATGTCCTTTCGCATAGTGGGTAAAGTTCTCGATCTTGACTCTACCACTGGGTCCACAGCCATATTCACCAACAAAAACATCAGCATCAAACCTTCTCTCATAAGGTAAGAACTCAAAGTCTGGATGTTCCTTATGCATAGGTATCTCTCCAACACCTACTTGGAATCTCGATGTGTTTTTAACTTCCCAGTATTGTTTTACAGCACTAATACCACCAGGGAAGGTTGAAGGATCTAGATCTTCATCTACACTACAATGTAAATGACCTACAATCTTATTCAAGGAAGATGGCTTCCTTACAGATGTAGGTAATACAAATCTAATATCATCAGTAACTTCTGATGTTTTATTTAAAAATTTAATAGCAAGATTACCTCCAACACCATATGGAGGATTCCCAATAGCTAAGCTAAATCTCATCCTTCAAAAGCAACAAAGAGATTCTACAGATAATCTAAGACTTTGTCAAGCCTTATATAACAGTAAATTCTACTTTAGATGTTCCACCTGGTCCTGTTGCAGTGATAAAATATTTTATTGGAGTGTATTTCACTGGTCTCCAACTATAAGTATATGTTTTTGATTGTCCTGGTGCTGGAAAATCATTTGGTATATTGAACAGAGGATCATTTCGATCGCTAGAACCAGTTACATTTGTAATTGGATTTTCTAGTGTCGAAGTGAGTTTATATTTTATTGTTGCTGGAGGATATGGCACCTCACTGTCCTTGTAGATCAGAATCGCTCCGTTTGCATCATCGCCATCATTATCTACAAGACCTAGTACATTCATTTCTTCAATATTTGTATCTCGGGGTAAGTTAAGTAACTTCAAAGCTTGATCCCTCATACGAGTATCCATTAGGGTTTTAGATACTTTTGGATAACCTGGATCACTACTGGATTGATTTCTAGGATGAAGCTCCCCCCAGATAATAGGATATTCACCAGTACCTATATCATTATCAAATCTTCTGGACATGCTACCTTTTTCACCTTTTCTTTCAAATATGGTTTGTTGGAAATCAAAGAAATCTAAGTGTCGTCCATCCGAAGATCGACTATCATCCCATTTATATTTTATTCCGAAATTAGCGAATCCACCGTTTGGTGCTGTTACAAGTATAGACCGTACACCACCAGTACCCCTAAATCTTACATATGTTGGTTCCTCATCTATTTCAATTCCTGGGAGACCTGGTGGTGATCCTGCATTTTCTGATGTTTCACCAATACATGATCCATCATATCTAACTTTTAAGGTTTTACTGTTCTTATTTCCTTCTACTGAGAAGTTATTACCACAAATAGCAGCGCCTCCAGAACCGCCTCTGTCGGACGATGTAGTGAATTGCCCAGCTCTTCCTGGAGCACCACCGTTACCGCCTCTTCCACCATCTCCTGCGGCGACCCTGTCGCTTGGTAGCGTATCACCAGGACAATCTGGAAGTATATTTTGAGTTCCTAACTCACCTTCTCGACCATTAGATCTATATTGACCATCTAACCAACCCGCACCATCTCCACCTTTACCACCAACACCTCTTATTGGTTCTGGTCCAGGTTCACCCACGTTTGCTTGACATTCTGCAATGATTCTATAAACTTCAACTGTATCACACCTTTTTCCACTTCCATCCTCGTGTCCAGGTTCATCGGGATCATCAGCATCAATCCATCTACAGTTTTCTTGAGATGTACTACAGACTTCTGTACTTGTCGAAACCCTAGTATAATCAGTAGGACAAGATGGTACTCCACCACCACATGATCCTGAAACAGTTGTGAATACTTTTCTGATACATTGTCCTCTTTCCCCATCTTCTCCCATCTTACCTTGTTCACCACCACCTCCACCACCGTGGATTCTGGCACCATTTTCAACATAAACAACTGTTGTTGAACCAGAATGTGAAATTTTTAACGCAGTACCACCCGCCTTTCCTCTTCTAGTATCTTCATTGTTTGTTTGATTTTTATATCCACCTCTACCAGCGGCACCATATATTTTTCCACTAACATTTAATTGTAAATTATATACACCGTATGCACCCCCTGATATGGCGGGTTCTAGACTCATTGCTGGTATTTTACCTAAACCAGTTCCATTTTTACTCTCTACAGATCCACCATCACCACCATCATTATCAGATGAATATGCCAAATTCAACCAATGTACAAATTTTTGAATATTTTTAGATAAGTTATTATTTGCAGCTGATCCGTCTGCTCCACCTGTTCCACCATTAGACCAGTCAATACCATTATTGCCATCATAGTGATTTAAATGGACTTGATCTCCATCACTAATAGAGTCTGCATAATATCGTTTAACAGATCCCCTAAACTGGGACATACTCAAATTGTTTTCAGTGGAAATTTGTGCGTTTTGAGTAGAATCTGGAACAATAGGATTAGTTTCAGATGTAGATGTAACTCTACGAAGTTCACTTGCCTTAACTTCTCCTGATGTTTCTTCTTTAAAAAGTCTTCTTAAAACACTGAACTTGATTTCACCTGATGTGAAATATGGTCCTGCAGTTGTTATTTGAAATTTTCCTGCTGAATGTGTAGTAAGTGGACCACCGTTATCTACTTTTGTTACTCCTGGTGCCATATCTTATTTCCCCCCTATCAATGTAAGTTGTTCCAATTACTTCCATCCCAAACTTGTAGTTTGTTGACAGTCGTATTGTATATAAATGCACCAACTTCTACTGGTCCAGCATCAAAATCTGTAAAAGCATCTCTTTCAGTAGTTGTAACTTTTGGAGGAACCATATATGATATGGGTGATGCGCCATTACTAAAATAAGCTGCCTCTGAGAAGTCAACTGCACATCTAGGTGCAGCTGTACCAACACCAAGTATAGATGTACCTTGAAGATTTAAAACAGTACCACCTACAAGATTAAGTCTACTTTTATCGAAGACATTAGCTCCACCAAGAACTTTTAATCCATAACCCGTAGTTCCATAAGCATCTGCGGGTGTAGTTGTTCCAATACCAACTAAATTATTTCCAAATGATGTTGTACCGTTATCAACCAAGAGTGAATTTCCTGCATTATCAGTAGCAGTTGTTCCTACAGATAAAAGACCAAATGCACCAGCAGTTCTGGAAGCATCTAAACCTCCACCGAGTGTAAAAATAGATTTATCTCTATCAGTACCAATCGCAACTGATGTTCCCTGTAGATTCTGTACTACAATATCTGAAATAGTTGATACACCTGCGGTATTATTGAGATTTATATCATTAAGTATTGGATCAAGAACTACTGTTCCGTTTATATTACCTTGAACAATTAAGTCATTAGTAATAGTTACATTACCAGTAAGTTTGGAATTTCCAATAACATCAAGAATCTCAGTTGGTGCATCATTATTGATACCTAACTTACCGTCGTAAGTTAAGGTCATGCGTTTATTTGTGGTATGATACCAATTAAAAGATCCTGTATTAAGACCTACTTGACCAGATAATTGTAGATAGTAATTAAAATCTCCATTATCTCCATTGTAAAGATCAAAAGATTTATCGGTAGAACCAAATCTCATTCCACCAGTGCTAACTGCAACACCAGTTTGAATAGCTGATCTTTGACCGATACTAAGTATCACACTTTCAGTACCAACAATCTGTACTGTCGCAATACCTACCTTTAAGAAATCAAAGTCTTGCGTTGGAGCATTTAAACCAATACCAATCTTATCTACTCTTAAAGTAGATGCTGTTGCAATACCTAATATTGAATCGCTTAGAACTGCTGATTGAGCAGTAAGAATACCAGCACTAGCTTGAAGTCCTTTACAACTTATCTCTTCAACAAATAATGCTCTTCTAGATTCTAATTGATCAGAGACTAAAGTACCTGAGGTGAGAATACCAGCAACATTTACATTTCCAGTTGAAGTTAAGAATCCAACAGTTGCGATACCTACATCCAAAGATCCTGATAGATTTCCAGATACATCTCCAGTAACATTACCTAATAAATTTCCTTCTAATGTTCCTTTAAATGTTGTTGCAGTAATAACACCAGCAACATTCATACCTTCGGTTGCTGTTAAGAAACCAACAGTTGCGATACCCGCATTTACATCACCAGTAAAATCACCTTTAAATTCCGTCGCAGTAACGACACCAGTAGCAACAATTCCACCACTGCTTATACCTACACCATCTTTAAAGTCGTTGAGGTCATTATTACCACCAATCTGTAAAGTAAATCGTGGGTCGACAGTTGCAATACCAACAGCACCTATGGCATCAGTAACATAAACACTCGCATAACCTAATCCAACATCAACATTTTGCCATTGTGAAGTAGGTAGATTCTGTAAATATTGACCATCGCCATAATAAGTGACAGTTCCTCCATCAGATGCTGTTATAATACCAGCAGGATAACCAACACTTACACCAGTTCCAACTTGCCCAAGGTGAAGTTTGGAACTTCCAACTTCAAGTTCGGAAGTTACATTTAAAGCAGTAATAATACCAGTAGTGGCATTTACAACACCAGAACCAGCAACGGCAGAGTCTGCAATAACCCTAACCCTTCCGCGAACATCCAAGGCTTCCGTTGGTACGGTAGTACCGACACCAACTAGTCCATTTGAATTAACAATCAAATTGTCGTCATCAACTTGAACTCCGTTACGGAAGTTGAAAGCCTTCTTGATATTAGCCATTTATACTAATTTTTTAGTTATTTATTATGATAAAGCGTCAACCTTAGAATTGAGTTCTTTGATTGCTTCAATTAGAATAGGAATGATTTTGTGATACTGAACTGATAAGTATCCATTCTCATTAACTCTAGTTAGTTCGGGAAGACCAAGTGCTTCCAGTTCTTGTGCGATTACACCAGTACTTGCAGAACCATCAGCAATCATTTCATAAGTATTTCCACTTATAGATAGAATTTTTGCTAGAGCATCTGGGATTGGTTTAATATTCTTCTTCAGATTTCTATCGGATGATTGATAGAATGCAGTAATATCCTTAGTAACATTCAAATCTCCTTCAATTAAAACATCATCCTCAAATGTAGATTTCCCTGTTACAAGTATGTCACCTTTTAATTCAATATCACCAGAGGCAGAGTTTAATCTTAATGGTCCACTTCTAGTTGTAATATGCTGATTTCCATTATCAGGAGTACCATCATATACACCAATTTGAATCCTACCAATGTGTGCTTCAGCAAATGCAAATGATGCAGATCCAAGTGCTACACCCGCACCACCATTATCAGCAGCATCGGTAATGGGTCGAAGACCTACTTCAAGTGAGCTTGAGGCACTATTTGAACCGAATCTTGCCGTTTGGTTAAAGAAACTACTACCTTCAACATATAATGCAGCACCCGTGCCGTTAATAGTTACACCACCATCAACTACTAATGAACCCTGACTTCCAGCTGATGCAGCAGTAGTATCACATAGTTTAACAGTACCGTTCATTACGGTAATCGCTCTACTTTGGTTATTTCCTCTAGATAGTGCCTTACCAACTGAGATACCACCCTCAACAATTAAGCTACCTGATGCAGCATTGTCACATGAAGTATTTGCTTGTGCTTCATTAGTAAATCTGCCGACACCATCAACAGTTAGATTTGATGTAATTCTCAAATCTCTGTTAAATCTTACTTTACCGTTGAAGGTAACAGGACCATCAAACTGAGATAGAATTTGTTTAGATGTTCCACCTTCAACAAGTAGTCTATCCTTAACAATAACTTCATCAAAGACAACACTGAGTCTACTTGGATCTTCACCAGTTACAGTTGGAACGGGAATATCAAAGGTTACCTGCTCACCAGAGTCAGATGAAATCTTGGTGTTTCCAATATAGAAATCACCTTTGTCATTCATACCAGTGTAAACAACAGTACCACAAGAAGTTTCTTGGGATTGTGATAGGAATTCTTCTCTTTCGGTTAGAGTCTTAAGTTGTACCTGTGGTAAACCAGTTGAATAGTTACCAGGTCCATAACCAAGATATTCAAAAGTATGACCAGATGCACGAAGAATAGAAGGTCTGCGAAGTTCAATCGCAAGAGGTTTAATCTTCTTAACTAGTTGATTATTTGCATGAGGTTCAACAATAGTACCTAATGCACCACGGATAACTTTTAGTTTTACTCCATTAGCTAAAGTCGTATCAACGACTCTCATAATCTCATCATCAATCTGGAAATAAGAACCTAGTGGGAATCTTACTCTAATATCAGCATCAGTACCTCCACCATCAGGTAGAGCAACTGGAATCTGATCGGTAGTTGAGATTGCGCTGGTTAGTTTTAGAGAAACATTATCATATAAACCAAATCCTCTAGTACCCAAACTTTCACCATCTCTACCAGAGTTTGCATTATGTGATGATAATGCATGTTTCAAGATATATTTTGCACTACTTATATTTGATGGTGCATTTGAAAGTCTAAACTGAGTTACACTAACAACTTCACTAACAACATAATCACCTAGATTAGAGTCATTTGTATCAAGAACTCTAAATTTAGAACCTTTGGATAATCCATGTGCTCTTGTTGTACTAATAGTAGTTACTTGATTTGAAGTAGATGGGGTGCCACTAACTTCAGCAACAGGTCCAACACTAACAACACTCTGACCATGTAGAATAGTTTCTTGTCCAGATTTCTTGATGTTAATCTTATTGGTTGCTGGAACATCTTGGATTCTGAAATAATTATCAGTACCAGTGGTAATACCAGTTACCTGAACATAATCACCTGTTGCAAGTTGAATGTTAGAATCGACAATAGAAATGTTCGCACTAGGTGCTCCACCAATACCACCATCTTCTGGAAGTGAGCTATCAAAATATAAAGGTGATAGTGATGAAGTATATCCCGAACCAGGTTCTTCAATCTTAAAGTTAGTAACAGATCCACCATTAACTACTACAGTAGCAGTTGCACCTTTCCATACAGCAGATGCAGGAGCAGAAGCATCATCAAAGATCTTTACATTATAATAAGTACCATCAGTATGACCACCACCGCCAGTTAAGCTGCTAGCAGAAACTAAACCATTTAAAGTATGCTCTCTATTAAATGTTAGAACAGCGGAAGTAGTGTTGTCATCAACATCAGAGATTTCATTTGCAACATCAAAACTACGCAGTAGTTTATTAGTAGACTCTCTAGTAATACTCTTCTTAAGATCGTTAGTTACAACATCACCAATCGGGAATCTCTTAGCATAACTAGATGCTTCCTGTGGATTGTCATTAAGGTTATCTCTATCAAGTTCTGGATAAAGGTTTACAACATTCTGATTATACTTTGAAGTAGTAAACTCTTCCTCAAGGGAATTGCCACCATTTAGAACATATAGGTGGAAGACACCATCTTGGGCACCTTCAATATAAGGTAGGATAGTCTCTGTTCTATAGATGAATAGATTTTCTTGGTTATTGTTCTTCTCAAATCTAGGTAGAGCAGTTGTTCTTGCAGTAGTTGGATCATTAGTATATGCACCAACAATACGAGAGTTACCTAAGACATCAGTAGTTACATATTCAAAGGTCTTAGAATTTAGAACATTAGTTACAACAAAAGTACCGTTGAAACCCTTATCACCTGCACCTGAAGTATTAACAGTATCAATAATATTTTTTACAATAATCTGATCACCAATTCTTAGATTGTGATTTTTATCGGATCTAATTCTAGCAACTCTAGTTGTACTGTTATAGAATAGATGAGAGATAAATCTTGGATTTCTATTAAAGTCATAATCAGTAGAACCAATAGAAGTTCTAGTGAAATCAGAATCAAATCTTACATTAGTGAAACTAGAGTCTTGAATAATGAAACTATCATTAGGATCTCTAGAGTTCTGCAATTCTTTTGGAATTACATAGCGAACTTTGAATAGTTTGTCATCTAAACTTCTATCGTCACTTCTTCTCTTAATGTATGGAATATCCTCATTAGTATCATCTAGTTGAGCTCTATTAGTATAGATTTCATTAGATGCACCCTGAACATGGATGAACCAGTTACCAGCGGTAGAATCAAATTGAATTGGGTGACCTAGTTCTCCAGGTTTTTTATCAGCTACTCTACTGATAATCTTTAACTTACCAGCAGCAGGATTGGAAATAGTTTTTATGTATACTGGAGTGGTTCTCTCAGCATTGGTTTTAGAGGATGCAATCTGAATTTCATAATCAGTAAGACCAATGTTATCAGTTCTTGTGGAGTTCTTCTCAGAAGTAATTGCATAGTAAGTTCTGTGTGGATCTAATCCTTCTGGAAGGTCTCCATTCTCTGCAATGATTCTGATAGATTCACCATTATTCAGATCATGCTTTGCACCAGCATCATATAGATTAGATAGTGTAATTTTATGAATTAGTGTTGCACTACCTTGAGTAGTATCATTATGAACACCTTCATAATTCTTCTCAGATGTTACATTTACAGTCTGAGTTACACCACTAACTTTTTTAGACATCGAAATGATGGCTGATGGTGTAATATCATTACCACCACTATCTTTTAGGTCAACGAAGATTTTTTCACCAACTCTTGCACCAATTCTGAAACCCTGTGCAATTTCGGATGGTAGGTTGTTTACATTGTTTTGACCAAGAAGGAATAGTTTTTCATTGGAACCAACACTATTGATGATAGCTTTATTAAACTGCCCTAGTTCAACTTCCGTTTCACTACTTACAACTGCCTTAGGTGCGATAATAGAGGTAATGAAACCTTTATCATCCTTATCAAAAGATTCTTTCTTAAATCCCTCAGCAACTAGAGCAAACTGACCAAAGTTGGAGTTTGAGTTGGTGATAGAAGCATCACCACCAGTGTCTGCAAAGAAATGTCTATGATAACCAATAGCGAATACCGAAACGATCTGTAGAACAGCATCGTTTGTAATAGCAATGTGTGAGGTTTTCCACCCATCTCGATACACTGCATCTTTATCTAAGTGATAGACAGTTGCAGGGTTTAGTGAAGATGCCTCAGAAGATAATCTTTCACCAACTTGCTTTTGATAACTGATACCATCAAAAGATCTGCTGTTGGGGTTATACTTGACAAAAGCACGGTCATCTTTTTGTAGAGAGATACCCGTGAACTGTGCAACAACCATAGAGCGGAATCCAGTTGCCTTAGCACCGTCCGCCTTCATGCCTTGCATACCTAGAACAGATCTCAAGGAGATGTTAAAGATATAAGGTGATGCACCAGTAACAGTATCAACTTCAACACTGACTTCAGCAGAACCAGCACTTAGACCACCAGCAGGACCTGCTTTCAAGTTAGGTGGTACAAATGGTAGTAGATAAGTAAACTGAGTCTCATTTAGTACATTCTGTACTTTAGTTGAAATATTGTAAGTAAGATCGTTTACACCCTCAATTTTAATAGGAGTGCCACCACTTAATTGGTGAGGAACTGCTGTAGTTACAGTAACTACTTGACCAGCAGTATTACCATCACCAGAAATAATATTTTGAATCTGTAAGCGGTCAGAAGAGAAAGCACCAACAATCTCAAATTCTGGTCTTTGCTTTGCAAATCCACCATCCTTATCAGGGAACTTCTCATCAATGTCTCTGATGGATGCTCTGTTATATGCATTAGATAGTTTACTATAGTAAACATCCAAATCTGTTAGACCACCAAACTTGTCTAACTTGTTTACACCATCAGCATACTCAAAGCAAGTAACTTTATGGTGAGAGAAAATAGGTTTAGATTGATTAGTCTCGTCAAAGTTGGTAGGATCTGTATATACTAACGCAGATTCGTTACCATCAAAGATAGAGAACTGCCAGAAATAACATGCACCAGTTACCCTAAAGATTGCAGTTGGTTTTGCATTATCATCAGTTGGGTTTGGTACATACTTAGGTCTAATTTTTGTCTTTCTTAAGTCAAGACCAACAATAGACGTACCTCTGGGAACAATAACACCACCTTCGGTACTATTGAACTTATAGAGAATATTATCTTCCTGGGTTAAATCAAAGTTTGAATTTAGTGTTAGAGTTAAAGTATTCTGAGCACCAGATTCTGTACTACCTGGACTGATAGCAGTAGCAGTGCCGTTTACATCCTTAATACCAAATCCTGGGCGGTTATCAACTAAGTGTTCACCTGGGAATAATAAGATAGTAGTTTTTTCGGTAATATCATTATCATTACCCTTCAAATAAGAGAATCTAGCAGATTCAATTAACGCTCTTTGAAGCGTTTTGAATGGTTTAGTTAGAGAGTTGCCCTGGTTTTCAATTCCATCCGTGGCATCAAGGTCATTGGGATTAACATAAAGAATACGACCTTCACTATTCTTTATAAAGTTCTCCAGCTTATTAAGAGGCATCTTCTTATACTACTGTCCAGGTGGATTTCTATGTTTTATTTAGCCACCCTATTACGTACATAGTACCAGGTAACAGCAACTCTTTTTTTCCCTTTTGTAACTGGTTCTCCAGAATGTGGATAGCACCAATTAGATGGAAATATCAAAGCATAACCTGGAGATGGTTTAAAACCTGCATGTGGGAATAATGTTCCACCACCTTGTTCAGCATTTTTTAGGTAAGTAATAATCGATATTTTTCTATGATACTCTGGTATATTTTCTGATGTTGCTGCATCATGATGAAAATTATATTTTTGTCCTTCTTGATATTCTAGAACTTGCAATCCTTCTCTCCAAGATACTGTATCTTGAGCTCCAATCATTGGTGCATAACCAAAGTTTGGGTGGATTTTTTGACACCTTTTCTTATATTTAATTAAAGCATCATTCATTGCATTATGTAAGATGTGAGTTTCCTCTGCATCTTCACTCATAGCAGATCCTACACTAGATCTAATATCTTCATTTACTCTGGATGGACCATCATCCTTACCAAATACTGAATTTTTATTAAAATCTAAAGTATCAACATACTTGTTAATTTTATTGACCTCATCCTTAGATAAGATCTTCATCACTTGAATTAACTCTTCCATTAAAATAATCAATATTACAAGTCCTAGGACTATATTATATCATGCTTTCATAATAAAGCACAGAGCATAGTAAGGTGGTAAGTTTGCATTTGTCGCAGAGGAACCTTGTGTGCTTGTTCCTCTATTATTTGGATTGCCAGTAGTACCACTAACACTAATGCTAACACTATCACTTCCACTAAAACTAAAAGCAAAAGCGTGTTTGTGATTTTGGCTCATGCCAGCAGTAGTTCCACTGTGGGAGTGCTGTCCTGCTTGCTTGGTATTATAGTTGTAATTTCCAACCCAATCAGCAGTATCTTTAGGACCAGAACCACCTTGATCATCTGTTCCATCACCAAAATCCATACCATGTCTATGGTTTCCTTTACTGTTTGTAGAGAATGTATGAGTATGGTTAGAATCTCCACTTCCAGTTATTCCACTACCAGTACCAGAAATACTAACTGAATCACTGCCACTACCACTAAAAGAGTGAGTGTGATTATTGATAGTATGAGAGTGAGATACAAGTGTGGCATCAGCACTACCACCAGTATTGCCAACACTGTAATTGCTACCAGCGCCAACAATAAATCTATTTCTTAAATCTGGTGTGCCGTTGCCACCATTACATAGATACCATCCACTGGGAATATTGCTTGATGATCCAGACCACATTGTAATTACTCCTGCTGGAATACCTACATTAGGACCAGGAGGACCAGGCGGACCAGCAGGACCAGGAGGACCACCAGGACCAGGAGAACCTTGAGGTCCACTACCACCAGGACCAGGAGGACCAGAAGGACCAGGAGATCCCTGAGGACCTGGTGGACCAGTTCCACCAGGATCACCATCATCACCTTTAGGACCAGGAGGACCCTCAGGACCAGGAGGTCCACCAGCGGGTCCAGGGGGTCCAGGAGGACCTCCTGCAGGACCAGGAGGACCAGCATCACCTTGAGGACCAGGATTACCAACGGGACCAGGAGTACCAGTAGGACCAGGAGGACCCTCGGGACCAGGAGGACCTGGTGGACCGTTTGGAGGACCAGGAGGACCAACGGGACCAAGAGGACCAGCAGGACCAATAGGACCCTGAGGACCAGTAGGACCCTGAGGACCCTCAGGACCCTCAGGACCTGGTGGACCGTTTGGAGGACCAGGAGGACCAACGGGACCAGGAACTCCAGGAGCACCATCTGAACCATCAGAACCGTTTGCTCCAGGAGCACCATCTGCTCCAGGAGGTCCAGATGGACCAGTTAATCCTGGTGGACCATCTGGTCCTGCAGGACCTGGAGCACCAGGATCTGCTATTCTTTTCCAAGCAGTTCCAGACCACCTCCAGCTAGAACCACCAAAGGAATATACATCACCGACATTTGGATTTGATGGAAAATTAATCCTAGACATAACTTATTTTTTACCTCCCTTATTCATTATGTATCATTATTTAATTTGACTCTAATGATTCTATTCTGGATAGAAGATTTGCATTTTGTGCTTGCAACTGAGTAATCATCTCTTGTTGCTCCTGAATAGATTTTATCATAGGTGCAATGAATTCAAGATAAGCCAGAGATTGTATTGAATCTGGATCATCTTTATCTTCTAAACACCATCCACCAAATCCTGTTGATCCAACTCCAACAGCGTCAAGAGCTTGTTTTACTTCTTGAGCAATCAATCCGTAATGCTCTCTTTCACCTGATCTAGCAGTGAGATTAATCTCTCTACTATCTTCTTTCCTTGAGATTGATCCATCTTCGTTTTTGTCTATTTCATTCGATGCATTTTTTAATCTGTATGAAACAGGTCTTAATCTGTTAATGAAATTTAATCCAAGAGAAGATGTTGTAATACCAACTTTTAATCTTTCGTCAGAACTACTATTCAAACCTCCACTATACCAAATATTTCTCCATCTATAGTTGCTAAATCCTAGATCATATGATCCACTTGAATGCCCAATAAAATGACCAACAGCAACATTTACTGCAGATTCTGCTGCTAGACCTAAATTAGCACCAGTAAAACCTCCAGTTTGACCATCAGTATTTAAATAGATAGCACCAGGTGCAGCTTGATTCTCATAAGTAATTGACCAAAGGGGAACACCATTATTAAATTCGCCCTGAATAAATGGAGTTATTCTGTTATGACTACCAGAATTTCTAGCAAGTCTTAGACAAGTATTACCAGCATTATGATTTACAAAATAGTTTGTGTTAAGAAACGCTGATTGATATCCCGTAGATCCACTTGGCACATGAACTGGATATGCTTGGGTATCACCGTTATTACCATTTGTACTATTGATGTAAATTTGGGTAGGTGATGTTGTAGGACCAGGAGGACCAGGAGGACCAGCAGGACCTGGAGGACCGTCGCCACCATCTCCACCATCATCACCTGGAGGACCTGGAGGACCAGCGGGACCTGGAGGACCATCACTACCAGGAGTACCAGCTGGTCCTCCAGGACCAGGAGGACCAGAGGGACCAGCGGGAGCAGGACCCGTGCCACTAGTCTTATATGAAAGACTGAATGATCCTGTTGTAAAAGTTTGACTACCAGATGAGTGATTGGCGAGTATTCTTATTCTGGTTATATCGCTGCTGCTACTGATTGATTCTACATTACCAAAAGTTTGGCATGAACTAGATACATTCTCACCATTGCTAGAACTTGCATATCGCTTAAACTGTCCAATCTGCGTATAAGTCTTAGATGGACTTGTTTGGAACAACTTGATAATCATGTTACCAGTAAAACGATTACCAGTAGAAGTTATAACATTTCGGTTGTGGATTGGGTATCCAGAAGTACTAGCAATATCATAGTTTCCATTTTCTGCTTCAGAAGCAGCATAATAGTTACTAGTAATCCAACTGGAGCTTGTTCCCAATTGTACTAACAAATGATTACTAGTACCACTAACACCAACCTCACTAAGCATTAATGTTAATTCTTTTGCATCTGCGGAGATGCCAGTGAATTCTACTGATGATCCAGTTGCTGATTTTGCTGTCAATAATTCAATTCCACCACCACCTGGGGGACCAGGTGGACCATCAGGACCTGGCGAACCAGTTCCACCAGGAGTTCCATCATTTCCAGGAGTTCCATCATTTCCAGGAGTTCCAGCATCACCTGCTGGACCAGGGGCACCAGCATCACCAGAAGGTCCTGGAGGACCATCCGAACCAGGAGTTCCATCATTTCCAGGAGTTCCAGGAGTTCCATCTTGACCAGGAGTTCCAGGAGTTCCATCTTGACCAGGAGTTCCAGGAGTTCCATCTTGACCAGGAGTTCCTGAAGGACCAGCATCACCTTGAGGACCAGGGGCACCTTGATCACCAGCGGGTCCTGGGGGACCAGGAGTACCAGCATCTCCTGCTGGTCCAGGAGGACCAGTCTCTCCATCATCACCTGCAGGACCAGGAGGACCTGGAGGACCTGGAGGACCACCAGGGGGTCCAGGAGGACCAGGAGGACCACCTGCAGGACCAGGTGGACCCTCGGGACCAGGTGGACCCTCAGGACCAGGAGTAGTTGATCCAGGACCAGGTGGACCAGGTGGACCATCAGGACCAGGAGGACCACCTGCAGGACCAGGAGGACCATCGGGACCAGGAGGACCATCTGGACCAGGAGGACCATCTGGACCAGGAATCGTTGAAGGAGGACCAGGTGGACCATCAGGACCAGGTGGACCATCACCACCTGGGGGACCAATATCACCTTGAGGACCAGGAGATCCTTGAGGACCTGGTGGACCAGGAACAGTTGAGGCAGGACCTTCAGGACCAACAGGACCAGTGGCACCATCCGCACCAGTAGGACCAGTAGGACCTTCAGGACCAACAGGACCAGGAGGACCACCTGAAGGACCTGGCGGTCCAGGAGATCCAGTTGGACCAGGAGGACCTTCTGAGCTGGCAACAACTGTTACCCACTGTGCAGTATTTCCATCATCATAATAGATGTATAAGTCGCCTCCAGTATCTTCCCACCACAATTCTCCGTGATTTGGTAGTGCTGGTGCATTAGAACCGATAGTAACAGGTATAACAGTTACTGTTGCAGCAATACCTGGATGACCTGATGGATTCTGAACACCAACTCTTGCTGTTACAGCAGCACCTTCAAAATTGAGTTGAGTAATACTATTAGCACTACCTACAAGATTAGCTTCATCGTATACGCTAATAGCTCCTGGAATTAGACCACCACCTACAGGAACCCAATACCTTTTTCCTGGAAATCCTGGAACAGCAACTAATTGATATTGTGATCCAGCAGGAACTGGAGGTCCAGATAACGGATTACCAAGATCGGGTTCTGCATCTTCTAATCCAATATAACGATACGGATCATCTTGAGTTCTATTTCTTTTTAATTTTCTACCGCTTAGATATCTAGACATTACTATTCTCCAAAATACTCAAGGTCAATTCCATTTCTAGAGGAGCAACAAAACCTCCAGAATATGATTTACCAACATTAACTGTGAATGATTTATTTGCAACAGCTACTGCTAAAGGTATAGCAGTTCCACCACCAATTGGATCTGTTGATCTAGGATATGGATGCTCACTATAGTGATTATCCATCGTACAAGTAAACACTAAAGTTTCATCTAATATTTTTATAGTATCTGTAGTTGATAATGAATTAGGTCCTATATCCACTACTAATTCTCCAGTTACACCATTATAGGTTGCGTCGTTCACATTGAATTTTGTTCCAACAGGAACATTGACACTAGAAACAACTTCTATGGCATCTCTCTTTGCTCTAACAAATCTATGTTGTGCTACCTGATATACATGAGGATTACCATTTGCTCCACCGATGTCCATGGTGAATTTCTTTGATGTTCCAAGAGCATTGTCATCTAGAACTTCACTTACGACATATGATCTCTGAGGATCTGGGAAAATATTTGTTGTGATGCCAGAATATGTTGGGCAAGTAAAATAGATGCCACCCATGGTAATTGGGTCACCACTACTTAAATTATGCTTGGATAGAGTTGTAACTGTAGCAATTCCAGATGGTTCATCATACTGAACATCAGTAATGATACCCACATTTTGTTGAGTTCCTTGGATATAAAGACTATCAATAACGATTGGAGTTTTTTCTAAAACGACTCTACCATCAACCATTATCAAAGCATCGTTTGGTGGAATTTCACCATCTTTGATTATTCTATTATCACTAGTACTCTTTGTACTTCTTTGAGTCCTTCTTGTCCAAAAAGTTACTGTTGGAAAAGTATCACCAATCGCCACATTGGCAACTTGAGCAAATAGGACTAAAGAAGAAGTTCCAGTAGGAACCTCATACAATTTTTGAGCTCCTGGTGCAACAGGAACAGATATATTTACAAACCTATTGACTGGTGCAATTGCCATTTTATCTCAATGCTAGTATCAGGGGTGTTAGTTGTGCTTGGATCGCTCTATTGAAATCTCTTCCCCTAATGGTCGAAGTAGTTTGGTCAATAGTTAGACCATCACCAATTCTGAAGTTACCTTTCTGATCCGTACTAGTGAACGGAACTTGCCCTCCATTGATGGCAACAACTTCATTCTCTGGTTTTGGTACTCCACCTTGGAAGGGATTTGATGTATTTATATCTGTACCAGCACCTATGTACTCAAAAGAATGTGAGCTAGTGATGATTCTACTCAATCGGACAAACTCAACTTTTGTATTTGCTGCTATTGAATATGGAATAAATTCATTAAATACAACTTCCGCAAGTCCATTTGGATGATTAGCAGCATCGGATGAACTATCCACAGTATATAATATTGGATCCATATCTGCTGTTGCTGAAGCAGATCCACCACCAGAAATAGTAATAACAACATTCTGGGTTGGTAAGAAGTTTCTACCACTTGCAATGACATCAATAGAAGTAATTGTACCAGCAGCACTTACATTAGGAGAAAATTCAGCAATAATCGACTCTGGTCCCTCAGGAAGTGTTGCAGTAACAATCGGTGGAGCAGATGCTGAATATTCTCCTGGATTTCCACCATTAGTTATAGTAACACCTCTGATTAATTGCATTGGTGCTGTAATTGATGCATTTGAAATAACATCTGGATAATTACTCATATCTAGATGGAAGTATGCACCTTGACCATCAAATGGTGTTCTATTGTTATTTGAAGTATCTTGAGTATTATTTACTTTTACAGTATCAGATTCTGCAGGAGTAAATTCTAGTGTTGTACCATCAAACTCTACAGCACCAACACCATCAGCAACTAAACCAAAGTTACCAAATGATGAGTTTGAGTTTGTTAAGTCACAAGAACCACCAGTATCACAATAGATACCAATATCACAACCAATCGTAAAGATAGAAACTAACTGAGCATATGCATTATTTGTAATTGATACACCAATACCATTTTCATTGTATTGAGTAAATGCATCACATACCATACTCTTTAGATCCTGACCAAGGTCATTAGTGCCAGTAAATGCAGCATCAACATGATTACCATCAATCTTCATACCAGTACTACCTGTCATGAAATTTGTACAGTTACGAATATATGGAGATCTCCATCTACCACTTGAACCTTCGTTTGCAGGACCAAGACCAACATACCCTGAAACTGCTATATCTGAAACATCTGTTGGTGGGAAGGCAACAGCAGCACATTCATGATGGGTTTCTAGTACAGTTTCACCAGCGAAACTAACATTTTCAATCAAACATCCTCTTCTTACATGGAAGACATCTTTACTCTTATTTTCGGGAATAATTGTAACTAATCGTAGATCTTCACCACTAATAGCAACATCAGTTCTCAAACCAACTGGATTATTTTCATAATAAACACCAGATCTAACCTTAATAGTATCTCCTTCATTGGCAATCGCTGCAGCAGCGGCAATAGTATACTTTGCATCACCTTCTAACAAACCACTATTGGTATCGCAACCATTCTTAGTAACATATAATGTTCTCTTAGTCTGAACACCAGAAGGTCTCCAAGATACACCAATACCAGTGGGGCTATTAAATGTAGAAAGTCTATAATCTGTCTTGCATATACCAACACCAGTCTGATTGAATTTATCAATGATTGCATTTTCTAACTCTAGTGTTCCTTCTAGTTTAGTATTTTCTCCAACATTTAAGTTCTTCTCGATACCAACACCACCTTCAACAACTAACGCACCCGTATCTTTGTTTCCAGATTGCGTGTTATCCCTAATCTCAGTAGGTCCGCATACATTAAGTCTCTTTGCAATACCAACACCACCTTTAACAACTACAGAACCATTTTCACACTCTGTAGAATCAGTTGTATTTTCAAAAGTTGCAACACCATCAACATAAAGTCTCTTACCAATACCAACACCACCAGCAACAATTAAAGCACCAACATTTGATCCTGTTGATTCAGTTCCATCCTCAACTTTTGTAATTCCACCAATATTTACTTTCTTGATAACACCAAGACCACCATCTATCTGAACTGAACCCGATGATGGTGAAGAAGAGTCTGTAGTATTATTAAATGTAGCAAGACCATCTACATCAAGAGTACTATTGAGTGTGGTTGCACCATCTACATTTAATGTTGAATCAAAATCAACTGAAGAAGTGGCATGAACTGTTCCAGTAATATCTAAATCAGCACCTGGGTTATTATTTCTGATACCAACTTTTGATAGTCTGTAAATTGATGAGTTGTTACCACCATCAACATGACCCCAGAAATCTTTAGACTGGATTCTCGCAACTGCAGTTGGATTTGCTGGATCTGGTATTGGAACGATATTATCTACACCAACGCCACCACTGTTAATTTGTACAAAATTAATTCTATTGTATAGTTGTGATGCTCCAGATAAGGGTAGATCAATACTCTCATCTTGAACATATATTCCATCTAAATCAACGGGCGATGCATTAATCCATCTAACACCACCACCGTCTCTTGCTAAGTAATATCCATTAGAACCAACAGATTCGGCAGAGTCAACAATGTTTCTACCAATTCTAATTGTTCCAGAGACATTTAGTTTTAGTTTTCCTTCCGTAGGACCACTTGTATATCCACCAGTTGATGGTACATTTAGGGGATCTAATACACCAAGACCAAGAACACCATCTTCATTTATCGTTAGCGTATCTAATTCTTGATCAAAAGCAGTATCAAATACATTATTAACTTGAAATACTTGTGCAGGATTTGTAACACCAATACCAATAGATGAAATACCAGTAGGTTTATCTACTGCAATCGATATCCCTTGCTCATTTTTACCAAACTGTACCGTAGCTTTAGGTACAGTAGTTCCTACACCAATATTACCAGATTTAGCAACAAGAAGTCTGGTTTCATCGGCAATATTATCAACTAATTCAAAATTACCAGTTGTTTTACCAACCTCAAAAGAATATTTGCCACCAAGTGGGCGATTATCAAATAGTTGGAGTGTTGGATGGTCTACTGTGGTTGGGTAAGGATCATTGTCAAGTAAAACTGTCCCATTAACATTCAGTCTTTGCTTTGGTATAGTAGTTCCAATGCCAATAGCACATGGATTAGTACTAATTACAAGACATTCTGATCCAGCAAATCTCTCTCCATCTAGATTATATTGAACTTGTCCAGGTTCACCTGCTGGTTTTCCTCCAACATTATTAAGATTGTTGATAGTATTACCATCTAGGGTTCCAACTAGATCAGCATATAACTTTCCATAAACATGGACATCATTATAGAATTCAGCAACATTACTGACTCTAAAATTACGCCCATCATTTATATCCTGAAAATTATCCATTAGAATCCAAATTCTCCGATTTGTGTACCCAGGAATGATGTAAACATAAATCCAGCGTCCCTAACTTGGACATCACCAGGTCTATGATTACTCATCAATCTAACAGGATCTGCAGTTAGTTCCCTAACAAAAAAGTGAACCTTATCAGCATCAAAGGTTACTTTACCATCAGTTTTAAAATCAATACTCTCAGTTCCTTCAAAAATTAATTTTTTAGCATTGATCTTGATGGTTCCCTTTTCAGATGTGAGAGCAATTCCACCCTCTTTAGATATTAATTGAATACCTAAACCATCTCTAGGAGGAGCATCAGATGCTCCACCAACAATAGTTATTGTCTGATCAACTAGGATATCATAATTACCATTCTCAGCTAGACCAAGACTGGCATTTCCACCCTCACCCTCAGCGATCATGGTGTAAACTCTAGGTCCAGCTAAACTTTGGACAGGAGAACCATACTCTATCTTAAGTCTTCCAAAAGAATCAACCTGCCTTCTTTGTCCGCTTATCTGTGTCATATCCTAGTAACTTACAATATTATTTATTTCAACTAATACAATCAATAGATTGTTTGACTTCACCCTGATAATCAGGTCTTATTGCTAACCTAGGTTTAATGATTGCACCAAATCCAGTGGAAGTTCTAATATTAATTCTTGGAGTCTTATTATATACCTTTGTATTCGCGAATGTTGTGCTTGGAATTGTAACACTAGTAATTCTACCACTATCATCAGTATTCACAGTATATGTAACAGGATCATCATCACCATCATCAATAACAATGGTATCTTCTGGATCATAACCAAATCCAGGATCAACAATGACTATATTATCAATGATTACATCGTCATCGTCACTGTCTATTGCAGTTCCTCCTTCATTCACTGGATAATCCCCACCACCAGAAACAACAACAATATCAATAACTTGTCCAAAAGTATCTGATTCATCATCATAATCAATAATTGCTTGACCTATTGCACCATATCCAGACTTACAAGTATCTTTAATTTCTACAAATGGTGGACTGGTATATCCAGATCCACCATCCTGAACATCAAATCCAATGATTGATCCAAATCCTTCAACCGCATCTCCGACTTTATCACCAAGAATTGCTCTAGCTGTGGCACCAGTTCCATTAGAACCAAAAAGATTAACTTCAATACCAGCACATTTGAGTGGTGGTCCAGCATAACAATTACCTAAAGCATTTGCTGCTGTAGATGGATCACCAATACTTGGATTCATAAAATCAAACAATCCAAGTGATGATTCTGGAAGTAAACTCTGTACTCCAGCAGCAAGATCTTCTGCTAAAGAATTAGTGGTGTTTGCAACTGCCATGATTGCATCAACAGCACCATCAAGTAATTTTGCAGGACCCAATCCAACAACTATCTTTTGAACTTCTTCACCTGTGCTAGTTTCTTTATCATCACATTTAAATAGGTTTGCAATCTTTGCTAATGCTTCGGCACCTTTTCTTAATGCACCACCAACTCCTGGGAACCCAGCAAGACCTAAGATTTTGGAAACTAAACTTAGAGGACCTTTTAAGAAATTAGTTGCATGTCCAATAATGCTGTTTACCAATCCACCAACAAACTGCTCTGCAACACAAGTAACAAAATTTGAAACATTATCAACCAAACCATTGATCATCGTTGATATTGTATTTCCCAATCCTCCAATTACATTATTAATAACACATCCAAAATCCCCAAATATTGACTTAAGTGGTCCAATAAAAGCTGCTTGTGCATTGGTTCCTGCCAACTTTGCGGGTGCCATCTTGCCTACAGCAGCAAATACTTTTCCAAAAACATTATCATACAGAATTTTCAATCCAGAATTTGCAAATCCTGCAAGATCTTTCTGAAAATTGCCCATCATAGTCTTTACAACACCACCACTTAAACTTGTGATGTAATCAATACTACTACCAATCTTTAATTTTGCCAGTTGTTTTGCTGCACCAGTTAGTGCTCCTATCGGTCCTCCCTTAGTGATGTCTTGTATTGACCCAACAAGATTACCAATTTCACCAAATATTTTGTTGATACCTTGAGCACCATCCCCTGCTGCTGTTGCAAGAAGAATTTCTTTACCAATAATACTATGCGATGATAATACTTTTCTATATTCGGATTCTGCTCCACCTAAAACTTCACCTAAAGAAGATGCAAGTGACTTATCAGTCTTTTCATTTACTTTATCAGCAGTTTCTTTTGGAATAGCAGCAGGTATAGTTTGTGCTGTTCCAGACTGGTCACCCGTTTCAGTATTTAAAAAGTATTTACTTGGTGGATTTTGACCCGTATATCCAGTAAATGGTACAAATGGTGATTGGTATTGACCAGATAGACTGCCATTCTTTGCTCTACCAAAAGTTCCAAGAATTACTGGTAATTGTGCATCATCACCATCAAGAAAAAATCCAAATACACTATCTCCAGGAACAATTCTAACAGATCTGTGTAGACCACCACCACCCGATCCATCAGTAGCACCAAGTAAAATCTGTGCCCAGGGAAGATCTTCATTTTTCAGTTCTTCTTCATTCTGGGGATGATACCCCATGATTCTAACTTTAAGTCTATTGCCCCAAGAATCACCAGTTTGATTTATTTGATCACCATGCGATTCTTCAGGTGGAATCTGTCCAATCCACCACCTAAATCCATCTCTACCTATAAAGTTACTTTGTAAAACTGATTCTTCTATCATTTATTCTGTGGACCGAAAGTGTCTTTAATTAGAGTTAATGAAGTGTATGACCCCAGTGAGTCAAAATAATGGCATAGTTCCTTAATCATATATAGTCCACTTTGCTCAAGATCTTGGATATCATCTTTAGATACTAAGGGAAAATCACACTTTATAAGATCACCAGCTTCTAGATTAGTGTTAGAAGGAATAGTCATAGACATAGTTTGTGAGAATACACTATTGTATCTCATCATAGTTTGGGATTGTATTTTAATTGGTTCTGCATTTAATTTTTTTGATACCCCCTTTTCTACCGTTCCCCTATCAACAACTGCCGTTATGTACCTACTTGGGGAAGATGCTAAGGTTCCTGGTAATGAAGCATCTTTACCAAGTGTTTTTGCATTTCCTTTGTAGTCTTTTAATCCAAATTTTCCTCTAGACGGATCAGTAAATCCAAAAGTTAATGGATCAAAGAATATTCTTTGACTTGAATATGCACCTTTCTGCAACTTTCCCAACACATCTTCACTATAATTTGTATTGTATTTGAGAATTTTAAAATCGTTACTAACACTACTATCAATTCTTTCATCGTAGTAATATTCGCCAGAAGGTTTTTCTGAAATCAATCCATCAAGAGATCTAAACTTATATCCAGATTTCGTTTCAAAAAACAGATACCCAGCAGTTGAATCTTTTTTACCTTTTGCAGGAACAGCTTTAGATGCCAACCACATTAATACCGTAAATGGTTTTCTCATATTTCCAATGAAACCATATGGATTCTGGGTTTCTTCTGCTTTTACTTTCTTATTAGTTTTTAAATATTTTTCTACAATTTCTTTCGCAGAATCTGATATTTTTACAGAAGGGGCATATTTTTTTCCAACCCTACTAGTTTCATTTGAAATCGCTTCTCTAGAAACTAGTTCTAATATAAATGATTCTGTTCTTTTATTTACAATAACATTTGATACTTTTGAAACATATAAATGAGTATCTGGTTTTGTAGAAAAGTCCAATCCAATATTGTTTTCGCAATTTGGTTTTATCTTTATTCTGACTCTCTCACCACCTCTCAAAGGTAAACCATTATAAATCGATTGTAAATTTCCATCCTCACCTTCTATACTATATCCTTCGTTAATTACTTGCAATTTAGCAGTAACTGTGGGAGAAAAAATATCTTCAAAATATTGAATCATGACAACGCCACGGGTAATATCTACAGATTTAGACCCATCTGTAGATAATATAGAAATTTCTTCGTACTGTGACTTATCGAGTGCTGCCATTTAAGTATATGCTGCGTGTAGGGCTGCTAGTTTTATGTATAAACCATCTGCACCACTAGCAATAAATGGTGGTATAGATTCTTCAGATGATGAAGATGCCATAATTACTGGTTGAGTATTTGGTTGGGACTGCTGCTGTAAAACAATAACAGGACCATTTTTATCTGTTTTTACTTTTGGCATGGTTTTCTTGCCAGTGTAAGTTATATTTGTAAATGTTTTTATATTAGTAGAACTTACTTCGGGATCAAAACTATATGATGCTGCACCTTCTGGTCTTGCCGCATCTCTAGGACCAATCAAGAATTGATTATCACCATCTCTACCACGCCATATACTCTCTGGTATTCTTCCAGTAGTTCCTATTTCTTCTATATTATTATCAGGAATAGTATCAGTATTCGCTCTCCGAACAGTATCGGGTGATCCTCTAAATTCCATTGCACCTTTAACATATTCAGCAGAATCTTTTATATATTGTGGATTTGTAAGATCATCTATCCTGCTTTGAATTTCTTCAACTGTTGTATTTGCAAATTCTGCAGCTTCTTCTGCAGTTTGTATTGCTACAAATCTATCTTGTCCTCTATCATATACTCCCTGGAACTGTTTATCCGCTGCCAATAAACCAGTATAAGAATTATCTCCTTTATATCCAGTATATCTACCAGATGCTTTTCTGTTCGCAAGAACTTGCATAACATCTGTAGTTGCTGTTCCACCACCAGCTTCAGTAACCATGGCAGCAGCAATTCGATACAACTCTGGAGTTGCTGTCATAGTTCTAGATGAAGATGCATCACCTTGTTGAGTAGATGGTGGAGTATCTCTGCCACTCATGAAATTTTGATACCATTTATTAGCATCTTCTTGCGTTTCTGGAACTTCATTTTTTTCTCGTTTTAAATCACTGTCTTCCAATCCATAAGTTTTTGGTTCTTGAAGTGCATTAGTGTCATTTACAACATCTTGATCTATCTTCGACAAACTTCTATTACTCTGGTCAAAACCAGATTGAATCGATCTTTCTTCTGGTGAAAAATCAATTCCAGTAATATCAGAAAGAACTTTTTGAGTTGCCTCTCCAAAATTTGTCAGTTGCTCTCTTAATCCACTAACCCAGTTACCCATAATACTTGTCACATCCGTTATTCTTTTTATTATACCCTGAATTGCTTTAATTATCTTGGGTACATTAAGTACAATCCATCCAAGGAAGACTATACCAATAAAACTTAATAATCTACCTAAAAATCCTTTTGCAGTATTCTTAATTGTATTACCAGTAGATCTTAAGGCACCTTTTATACCACTTGCTTCAATTAAACCTTCTCTTCTTTTTCTAAGAAAAGATTCTCTTCTCTTTACAAAAAATGTTTGTTCTTTGGAGATAATCTTTTTCTTTTGAACATTACTTGCCTGAATAGTCTTAGCAATATCTCTAGCAAGGAGAGTAGATGTATTAAGACTTTTACTAAAGGAAGTTAGAGTCTTACTTATGTTTCTAAGACTCTCCGATGATCTAATTAGTGGTTGATTGTTAATCATCGAATTAGCAAGGTGTTACTTGATAGAGTTTGTAAGCAAGGAATGCATACTTATTATCAAAATTTCTGGCAGGTATATTTGGCACAAAACCACCAGTTTCTGCTCCAGAATTAGTTGAATTGTCTACTGGTTGTTGTTGCTGCTCTGGTTCTGGGGCAGGTGCCATTATAATAGTTGGTTCTGCCTCTGGAGTTTGACTTATCTGCTCATATACCTCAGAAGTGTTTGATTTAAAAGGTACTACCTGAAGCTGTATTGATTTTGGTTGTTCTACAGGTTTTGCTTTTACTTCAGGTGTTGCTTCTACTTCAGGTGTTGCTGAAGAATAGAGAGGTACATCAGAATAATCACTTTTAGGGGGTTCGCCCTTCATATTCTTCATAGATTCAGCAAATTCTGCCTGCACTTCAGGTGATATCTCAGCCTGATTAGAAGGATTAACAATGATTGTTGGTGCAACCATTTGTGCTTGCTGTCTAAACTTAAATCTTCTAAATTCTAGCATCGCTTGAGCAGCACCAACTTCTTCAATCCTTTTATCAAGACCAAATTTTTCCATCAACTCTTGATGCTTTTGTGTTGCATCAATCGTTTTGATATTATTTAAAGATTCTAAAATTGGAAGACCAATAGCTTCTACAGATTTTCTATTAATAACAAATTCTCCACCTTCAGCATTAACATTCTCACCACCTTGAGAATGTGATCTACCTTCAACAAGACCACCCTCTTCAAGTTTTTGATTTGGGGCAGGAACGGGAAGAATTCTAATATTCTTCCATACCCAATTCCTCATTTTAGAAATCAAACTAACGAAGAAATTCTTCAAAAATAGTAAAGGTGTTCTGAGCAGACCACGAAATGCAATTGCTGCTAATCTAATTCCAAGTCTACCTACAAGCAGACCAATCCCCGCTAATCCAAATTTAAGCAGTAAAAATGTCCCTGCTATAATCAGCAATCCTTTAAGTATATTACCTTTTATTTCTTCTACAAGTTTTATATTACCATCAGCATCTGCTTTCAATAAATCAACAACTTTTAAAGTCAACCATCCCCCAGTAAGTATGAGGAAGAAGTTCATTAATCTACCCAATCCAAATTGTATCTTTGATCTAACTTTCCTAACAGGTGCCATTAAAGCTGCCTGAATTCTATTTTCTATCCCCTGCTCTTTATCGTCCCTTAGACCTTGTTCTGTAAGATTTCTCTGCCTCTTTTCTTCCGCAGCAGCCCTTTGTTTTTCTAATGCAGAATCAGCAGCAATATTAGATGCAATTACTTGTAGTGAACTACTAAGAATAACTGCCTGATTTGATACAGTATTAAGTTGATTTTGTACTCCTTCAAGTAGAGTAGAATTTCTTGCTGCTAAAGAGTTTCCTATACCATTATTGGATTGCAACCAAGATGTAAAGACAGGATCCGATTCATTAGATCTTCTGAAAAGGCTTGAAGGAACACTAGTCCTTACTGCGCTAATTCCTCCTGATATCGGTGATCTAACCATTTTGTTGTGCCTTTAAGTTTTCTTCTTCAATATAGTGTTGTAGAAGTGCGAGATAGATTTCTCTTTCCCACGGTATCATATTTTCTAACTCTGTTAAGCTGTATTTATGATGCTGCATTAAAGCAAAGTTGATTTGATAGTATGACGCAAGGTCTTCATGCGACATACTTACGCGAAAAAATTTGCTAATCCCTCAAGAACAACCTCACTTTTAACACCAGTATTGGGATTTGTTACTTCTACTGTATGTGATAGTTTTGGCATAGTTGCAAAGAAATTCTCTACAAGTTTAAACTGGGCAGAATTAAATTGCTCAATAAATTCATTTAGTTCTTTTTGGGTACAGTCAGCAGAAGTCCAGGATTCTTCTTCAGAGTAAACCTGATCAATACAAGATGCAATCAAACCAAAGGTCTCATCAACATTTACATTCTCTTCATTTGAGAAATTTGATTTAACAAATTCATCCATCGAAGGATACTTCATTCTAACTGTATATTGATCATCCAATTTAATATCTGGTGAATGATTCTCTGGGAATTCGACTTTAATAGTATCAAGACGAATTACAGCAGGTACTTGAGTTTCGCCATCATCTGGACAAGTAACATTAACTTCCAACTCTTCCCCAACAGACTTACCACGAATGTTTAGGAACAAGTATTCAATGTCAAAAGTTGAAAGTTTCTCAACCTTTACACCTTTAGATACAATACAAGCAGAAAGAACATCTTTGATTGCATTAGCAATCTGAGTATTGTCCTGACTTTCCATCGCAATAATTAGAATCTTTTCTTCTTTAACTAAGAAGGGTCTGAATCTAATTTTCTTTTTGGATGAAGGAATTACCAACTCATATGTAGGAGTCGAAATCTTTGGTAAAGGCATAATATGCTCAATTCAGTAAAATTATTTATAGGGGTAAAATCAATAACTTCTGCCTTCACTTATGGTGAAACCAGTTGCATTATATATTGACTGACTAAAATCTTTGGCAAAGTAACTATCGGCATTTAGTAGATTGGAGAATCCATTACCATCAGCACTAAGACCTTTAAAACTTTCTGCAGATAATGATGATGAAAAATCAATAAGACTATCTTGGTTATATACACTAGCTGGATCAAAACCAAAAGGTCTATCAAATCTTGCTTCTGATTTATTCCTATCGGTGTTAGTTGCTTCTGCTATAGATGATCTCTCACCACAAATATATCTTTCAAAAGAAAAAGCACAAGTTGCTTTTAATACTTGAGAATTTTGATATGTAACTCTAGTAGAATTTAATGCAATCGGGAACAAATTAATAAAATTATATTCCAAATACTGTCTGAAATTCTTTTCAAATTTAACTATTTTTGTTGAATTTGATTTAAATGATGAAGGATAATTCAACTGAAATCTATATGCAGGATCATTTGGATTTGCAGAAGATCCTCCAGTAATATACTCCATCCAATGCTCTAAAAACTTCATCGATTTATATTGATTATCGACATAGAATTCTAATGAAATTCTAGTGAAGTTTCTAGTATGCGGAACAGTTTCAACAACTCCTTGAAATTCTCCAGTAACAACACTGTTTGCAAATGTAGATCCAGGAAGTACAGCAGAACTACAAAGTAGACCAACATCATCTAGATGAAATCTATCATCAACGCCTCTTGATCTTAAAAAACTTCTCAAACTACCAGATCCACTAGAAGAAGCTGGTGGTAGACCAAATCTTACTAGGTAATGAGATGTTTGTGCAACATTCTGAAATGTGGGCATCATTTCAGACATTTTCTTAGGAATTGGTGCTGGCACTCTAAATAGTCCTATTATATCATTTCTATTTAGATGGGATCTTACAAAGGAAAATATTATCCAACCCACCCAGAAAAGTATAAAGGTGATCCAACTGGAATTGTTTATAGATCATTGTGGGAAAGAAAGTTTATGGTCTATTGTGACAAAAATACTAACATACTTGAATGGGCAAGTGAAGAAATAGCAATCCCATATCGATCACCAGTGGATAATAAAATTCATAGATACTTTCCTGATTTTTATATGAAGGTCAAAGAAAATAATGGAGCGATCAAAAGATACATTATTGAAGTGAAACCTAAAAAACAAACTCAACCACCAAAGAAACCAAAAACACAGACTCAAGCATATATTCGCGAAGCATATGAATATGCAAAAAATCAAGCGAAATGGAAAGTTGCTAGAGAATATTGTGAGGATCGTATGTGGGAGTTTAAAGTAATTACTGAAAAAGAACTAGGCATCAAATGAATAGAGTTTCAGACATCCGCAATAATCTAATAGGGACAGAAGATGCTGATGATCTGATGGAAGAACTTATCGGTGTATTATCTGAAGGTGGTAAAGTTCCTTCGGAGGGAAAATTCTATATTTTCTTATATAAACCAAAAACTCCTAATATTAAATACGATCAACATCCTCTCGTAGCTGTTACTGATATACTTCCATGGGGTTTCCGTGGAATTAATTTTCATTGGAATGATTTTCGCCAATACACATGGAGTGAAATCATTGGTGGATTGTATGAAGTCAACCAAGAAGAATTAAATGATTTAGATGGAATTCCATTTGCCCACTTCCGTATAAATAACTAAAAAATTGTATCTGATGTCTGAATCTGGATCACCAAAAATAGAACTTAAAACCATTGGTAAAAATTATTTTGCCCTGATGGATGATTATTATCTACAGTATCCAGTACAAAGATCTACTGATGGTGGAGAAGATAGTCTTTTAATTCAGTGTGTAGATTATAAACCCCCTAGTGCAATTCCATATGATGTTAAAGCAAAATATCAACAAAAATATGATGACCTTAATGATAATGATGTAAAAGACGCTAATGAGAATTTTGTAAAAGATAGTGAACCTACAACTAGTTTTGAGATTGATATTTCAGAATCTGGGATAAACTCAACAGGTGGTATTTACGATACACATAGTTCTGAGTATAGTGGAAATGATTTTTCAACTGAAACACATTTTTATGTTGAACTTCCTATACCTCAAAGCGTAAGAGATGCTAATGGGTGTGTATGGGAAGGGAACAGTATGAATATTTTTACGGCTGCTGGATTGGCACTTGCATCAAATATGATGGAAGCTCCTGGAATGACAATCTCAACGGCAACACAAGTAGTTCAGAATGCAATGTCTGGCAGTGGTAGTGGCAACCTAATAGAACAGGTAGCATCTGCTGGAGGAGTTTCAACTACAGATATTAAAAATAATCTAAGAGCAGCACTTGCAGGTCTTGCAGTTAATCAGTTTGGTGCAAATGTAACACCAAATACTGTAATGGCTAGATCAAATGGACAGATTTTAAATTCAAACAAAGAACTGCTATTTAATGGTACAAAACTAAGAGAATTTGCCTTCCAGTTTACATTTACACCAAGAGACGCTGGAGAATCCGAACAAGCAAGAAAAATTATAAGAAAAATGAAACAAGCAATGTCTCCAGGTATGGGCAAAGCTTATAGCGAATCTAAAAAACAAGCATTATTTCTCAATTCACCAAAATTATTTTTATTGAGATATCTGAAAGGGGGAGAAGATCATCCTTTCTTAAATTCCTTTAAACCCTGTGCTCTTACAGAATTTGCAGTTGACTATACAGGAACTGGTGCATATGCAACTTACGGTGATGGTACGCCAGTACATATGAAAGTTTCTATGAAATTCAAAGAGACCAATCCAATTTATGCTGAAGATTATGATAAAGAAAATCTATCTGGAGTTGGATACTGATGGCATATTTAAGAAGTTTACCTAATGTAAGGTACGAATCATTTTTACCTGATAAGAATTCTTCAAAAGAATTTATTCTGATTAAAAATTTATTCAGGAAAAATAAAGTATTAGATTCTATCAAAACAGAAACTAATCTTTTTGATGCTTTTCTTGTTGCAGATGGAGCAAGACCAGATAATGTTGCTGAAGATTTATATGGTAGTGCTGAATATGATTTTGTTGTAATTATTAGTTCTGGCATAACCCATCTTAAAGATGAATGGCCCTTATCAAGTAAAGAACTATACGAACATGTAGAGACTAAGTATGGTCTTGCTGGTATGGGAGAAACTCATCATCATGAAACTTTAGAAGTCAGGGATGGGAACAAAAAACTGATTCTACCTGCAGGTCAAATTGTTGAGCATGATCCTGCAAATGGATTGCCTTTTGAAATTTCTGGTCCTTCTTCAACATTTGGTGGTTCTGGTAACAACTGGTATGGAATAGATGGTACAGTGTACTCTGGTGAAAAAATCTCTCCAGTTGTTGCAGTTACTAACTACGAATATGAAACTAAATTAAATGAAGAAAAAAGGGAGATTCATCCCCTAAAACCAAGATATTTGCAACTATTCTTGACTAACCATAGAGAGATCATGACCTATGGTAGAAACAGTCAATACTTAAGTGATACTCTTATCACTACAGAAAACTTAGGTACTGTCGAATAAAAAAAGGGGGGTGATTAACCCCCCTTCTTAATATCAATCTGCCGCTAGTTTAGCGAAGTACGAAAGTGCATCATCATCCTCATCGGTAGATTTGGGTGTGATATCAGGATCGTTGAAACCACCACTTGCGGATTCTGAAGTAGAATCACTGAAGTTGGGTTGAGAAGACTGGAAAGATGGTTGGGAAGAACGAGTATACTCTTCTTCTTGTTCCATAGTTTCAGCATCTTCACGAACTTGCTTGGTTCCAAGAACAGAACTTAGGCGAGTTTTTAGTTCATCATAGGTCTTGAACTGATCTGGAGCAACGAGTTCTGCGAGAGAATACTCTTTCTTCCAGATTGCTTCCATAGCATCATCATCATCCAGTAGTTGACTGGTAGATGCAAACTCTGAAGAATCGTAGTTGCGATAACCAGCAACATTCTTTGCCTTCAGTTTGAAGTTAGCACCCTGCCAGAAGTCAAAGGGATCGATTGCCTCTTCATCCTCAAACTCGGGTTGCATTGCAGCAGTGAGTTTATCAAAGATCTTCTTACCATACTTGTATAGGAAGACTCGACCTTCATTTTCGGGATTAGCAGGATCCTTCACAACATAGATGTTGGACATGTAGGTAAGTTTGCGCTTTTGCTTACGCGCAGTATCTTTACCAGCATCAGTACCATTGTTCCAGAGTTGAGAGTTGTACTCAGAAACAGGGTCTTTCTGACCAAGGGTAGTTAGAGAGTTTTCAATATACCAACCACCAGGACCTTGGAAGGCGTGAGAGTATAGTTTTACAAATGGTAGATCTTCACCATCAGGTGCAGGAAGGAAACGGATAACGGCATAACCATTGCCGCCTTTATCTACTTCTAGTTTCCATAGACGGTCATCTCCTGAACCGCCGTTATTGTTCATCTTTTCTACTTCTTTAACCAGTTTAGAGGTTAGAGAACCTAGCTTAGATTGCTTCTTGAGATTTGCGAATGACATTCGGATTTCCTCGGATTAGTTGGATGTTTTGGATTTACTTGGATATTATAGCAGGAAACTGATCAGGGATCAACCTTCTGCCTTAAAGATTCGATTGTGTTGGACATACCACGGAATAACTGAGAGACATCAGTTCCTGCAGGGAAACCCAACAGAGTAACTGATTTTTCAAGTTCACCTTTCATCTGAATAGCTTTAGGATCATCTGATAGAGATAGTCTCGTATACATGATCTGTTGCTTTTCTAAGAGTTGACTTAGATTATCAATATGTACCAATCTTTCATCATTTGTCATAGTGTCAAATGAAAAGGCTTTCTCATAGATTTTTTCTTGAAGATCATTGATAATCTCTAGTTCTTCCTGAATAATTTCAGAATCGAAAAAATCACTCATGTAAAATACCTCTCAAAACTGATTTAAATTGGAATACATTAATATTTATGAAAGGAATATATTTTTTCAATTTCAAACTTACGGTTTCCCACACGGGATCTGTTAACTTCTTATCAAAGTTTTTTTGAAATGAAAATACTTTTTCCCAGATAGAAAAAGTCTCTAGTGAGATTTCACCACCAAGATACTTTTTCAAGATAATTGGATGACCTTTTGAGCATTCAAATATTTCTTCTAACTTATTTTCAGTTAAAAGTCTTTCCGATTGCTCTTTAAACTGATAGGTTAAACTCTGTTGGCGTTGCTTCCAATCAGAATACTTTCTATCTCCCGTATTGATGATTTCACCAATCCATAGATTTTGTGGATTATCTACTGCAACAAAATTAGCCACAAGAAACTCTACAATCTCCTTATCAGAGTATTTTCTTGAGGTTTTTTCAAACCAATACTTATCTTTTCTCTTGTTAAAAGAAGTTACGGTAGCTCTTGTTTTAGCACCGTAACGAAAGAAATCATATTTGGGATTTGTAAAGTGATTTTTTAATGACAAATAATGTTGGTAGGTTTCAAATGGAGTCACTTTCATTAAGTAGTTAAGTATCTTGTATCTTTGTTTATTATATCCCAACTTGTTCTTTTTTGGTTAAGTGGGAGATCATAATAAAAATATTGCCTACCATACCGTGGCACATCAGTAACCCATTGTCCCAATGGATTCAAAACACCACTCTGAGACGATGTTCGATATTTGTCAATACTTTCAACATTACCATCCCAACTCCATTGAACACATGCATCAACAGTAAGAATACTACAAACTCCTCTAAATGCAGTTTGTCTTAACCAAGCGTCTGTCCAAGAATCTAATACTTTTCTTGCACATTCTCTTGATTGTGTATGCTCGTCATCATGATATTTGTATGCATTAGTTGCATGAAAGAGAATATCTACATTACCCTTCACTACACCATCAAATAGTGATTGTGTGGGACGATATCCTGGAAAACCAGAGTCATCAATATTACCCCACATATCATTGCAGATCATACCAACTCCAATATAATCTCTTTCATGTTCTTGAGACTCAACATGTCTCATAGCAAAAGATTGGCAAGGAGTAAAACTTGGAACTGCATTGCCATCTGCACCTACAGTGTAAGTTTTATTAGTTACTGCATATATTTTACCTTCTCTATTGTAATGGCGAATTTGATTTCTTTTAGTAAATCCTTCAAGACCAGAAGATAAAAAGTTAGTTCCCAAATGAAGACCTACACCACATTTTGCTTGATGATCTTCAACTTCCTTTAGAGCATCCTGTATTTTATCGAGATTCTCTTCCCAATAACAAGAATAATATCCAGATAAAGATCCTTCAGGTGTCAATAATTCATCAACACCATTTTCTTTTGCCCAATCTAGTGCCTTGATTATCTCTAGTTTATTAACATCTACATCAAAATCATATACTGGTATTTGGGCACCAGCAATTCTCATGGTCTTCATAATCAGAGAGGTAATTTTGCTCTAGATGTTTTCTTCATGAAGTTGAGACGAATTGCATCCCACTTCAATCGTTCTTTTAGTGGTTTTGAAATTAACTTAGTTACAGACTCTACTTCAATATTATTGATTTCACAATAATAACAAATAGCATCAATATAATTCAGTTTTTCTTCGACTACAATCTTTTCAATTTCCATCGAAAACTTAGACGGAGTCAAAAACTTACTCTCTATCGCCTTTTCTAGTTCTTTATTGGGTTCCATAGAGTTCCAGTTTATCTTTAACAAATTTGTTAATGTATTCTCCGAGAAGTTTGATGTATTTTGCTTTGTCGTATTCTTCATAAACTACACATTCTCCATTTTCACAAGCCATTATAATTACAAGTTTTTTAATTGAGATACCTGTCATCTCATACAGCATACAACCATATGCCATGCATTGAACAAAGTAGTGTTCAATCCAATCTCTTGGTTTCGGTTTTTTAGATGTTTTAAAATCTATGATCGCTAATTCGCCATTGTATTCTGCAATACAATCAACAGTACCAGCGACTCCTAACTGTCTACTATATAGGGGACCTTCCAGAGCATGAATATTGTTAATATTGTTTAACTCTGTTTTGGAAATTTTAAATAAAAAATCTGAAATTGGTTGAACTTTAGGAAGTTCTTCGTTTTTTAGATAATGCTCAGTAAGAGTGTGCATATCTGTACCACGACTGGTTGCTTTTTTTGTGATACGATCTGCTTCTTCATTACCAACTTTTTTGCGCCATTTGATAAAAATTTCTTTATTAAAATGACTAGTCACCGAAGTGATAGAAACCATTTTAATAAGTTCTTCTTCATCTGGAATTTTATAAAATCTAACTCCATCAATATGTTCTCTCTCAAGAGGTTGGAGATCCAATTGAATATGATTAAAACTCATAAATTAATTTCTTTGTTGATATTGTAACACATAAATTAGATACCATCAAGTTCACACCTCCACTTAGGGACATGAACAAATGGCAACACTATTTCATAAAAAAAGAAGATATGAGTTAATCTAAAATCATTATCTTTGTATATGCTTGTTTGACCATGAAATTTATCACCATCATATATTATGACTCTATTATAAAAGTTTTTAACTTCTAAAGTCTTTTCAAAATGCTTATTATTATTTCGTAGACATACTTCATACTGTTTACCAGTATCGACATTACAACAATCAAGTGTTCTTGTTGCATCATGACGAATTTTTAGCATTTTATCATTTGGATAATCAGGATGTTCATCATATTTAAATTTACCATCCTCCAAATATTCGTCCTTAATTATGTAAGTAGATGTTCCAGCATTAATATTTGGATTTGGATCTAAGTAAACAACTGCAGCTAAAACACAATCACCATCAGTATGAATCCATCCTTCATTCATTATACTATTGGGATCATTGGAATAAGACCAATTCTTATGAAAATAAGATCTACAATCCCACTTAACATGTGGCGAATCAAAATCCCCAAACATAGAAAGAATTTTCTTCGCTGATTTATAATGAAATTCCTCATTTATTGTAGATAAACAATCAGTCCGAAATCCAGTAAAATATCCACCCTCATTACTATAATCTAAGGTAAGAGCATATTTTCTGACATGATCAGGATTCTCATAAAAATTATCATAACAAGTTGTGGGGAAACTTCCTGTTCCACCTTGAATGATTAAACCTTCATGGTTGAACATTAATATCCAGCTTCAAGTTTAGCTACAATATATTCTTTAACTAGTCCAGAACGAACAATATCATCAACACCGAATTCAATAACATCAAATGATGGCATTTTACGAAGTATATTCATAAAATCAACAATACCATTACGATCATTAGTTTTGACTAAGTCAGATTGACTTGCATCACCGCAGAACATAATTTTAGTATTTTCACCGACACGGGTAATAATACTATCAAGTTCATGAAAATTCAAGTTTTGAAATTCATCAACAATAATAATTGCATTGTCAAGAGTAGTTCCACGAATGAAAGAGGTGCTCCAAAACTTAATTGTTTCTTGTGCTTTTAGATTACCATAAAGCATCTCAAAGTCAGCATCACTAGGCATCTGGAACATATACTTCACCATATTCTTATATGGAATCTGGTAAATATCTGCTTTATCTTCATGATCTCCTGGCAGGAAACCAATCTCTCTAGTCGAAACCAACGAGCGCACAAGATAAATGCGTTCATATGGTGTTGTTTCATCTAGCACATCCTGCATAGCATTAAACAGGGTGATAAATGTTTTACCTGTACCTGCAGTACCATAAGCAACGATATGCTTACCATCTGCATACTGATCAAACAATCTTTGCTGGTTATCTGTAAGAGGTTCAATATCTACCAAGTAATCTGTATTAATTGGTTTCTTCCTCTTCATTTGCTTAGTCGTCAAACCAACACCAATAGGTTGTTCACTATTGGTAGACTTTTTTCTTCTTGGCATTTATCTATCAAATAATGGGTTTTACTCTCGATCCAGGTGCCTTAGATGCTTTTTTAAGTACATCATTCCAACCAGGATTACGGGCAACTAACTTATTTTGCCAGTCACCAACTTCACCAACTCCAGGACAGGTACTAGGATCAGAAAAATCCCTTTCCCAATCTGGGTTATCAATCTTCCATTGATCCCAATCGTGAATACTCATCTTCACTTCTTTGGTCTCACCAGTTTCTCTATTTCTTACTGGATATGTTGCCATGTCTTACCACCCATACTTTTGTTTTACTTGTGAATTACTTGCTGTTGGAGTTCCGCTTTTATCTTGATAAGAATGAGATAAACTATTGTTTTTATCTGAGTAAGAATTATCTGATGCAAGACTGTCTACACCATAAGCGGAACCTTCTCTAGATCGAGTGCCAGCACATCCTTGACTCCAATCTTTATCCCAATCAGGATTTTCTTTTTTCCATTCTTCATATTTTTCAATAGTAATATGAAGGGTTTTCTTCTCCTTTGTTTTTAAATTAATAACAGGATATAGTGGCATCTCAGTTAATTAAAGTAATTTTATTTAGACCCATTCTAACGCCTCTGCACATGTAGGAAATTGTTCTACAAAGATCTTCTTACACTCTTCTGCAATATCCATATGCTCCTTCTGTGTGCCGTTAGCAGAGCGCAAAGTGATGTAATGGATCCATGACCTGCATGATCCCGACATATAGAGCCTAGTGGGCGTTGCTAAGGGAAGTACAAAACGTGCACACTCCTTTGCGATCGATGCATCAAGCATATCTTGATAGAGTTTCATTCCTTCTTCAAAGTGCC